GAAGTCCGGATCGTTGTACTCGAAGCTCATGCCGCCGTCGGTCTTGTTGGTGAGCTTCACGCTCGGTAGGTCCGCGACGTCGGCCACGATCCTGATGAGGGGATAGACGATGCTGTCCGACGCGGAGTTGTCAACCTTGAAAGAGTCGTTTCCGGAAAGGAGGTTGTACTCTCCTGTCTCCGCCCCGTACTCGTGGTCGCTCATCCAGAACGGGTCGGGGCACACGAATGACACGTTGATGATCTTCTCGAACCGGTACTCCCCGGAGTACTGCGAGTCGACCTTGGGGTTCGCGACGACGATGAATCGCGGAACGACGTCGTCGCTGACGTGGAGCTTCCCGGCGGCGACGAGCGCCTTCTGGACCGCCCTGACCTTGACCTCCAGGGCCGCCAGGGTGTCGGCGCGGACTGCCCCCTCTATGGTTATGACGCGGTGCTCGAGGTGACCGTCCGCCAGGTCGCGGCCCCCCATGCCGAAGGCGACGTGCTGGACGTTCGCCGTCTGAGACCACCCGTCGTCCCGCAGCCAGAAGTCGGCCGGCAGGTCGCAGCGGTTCCCCGCCTGGTCCTCGATCCAGAGATACGGAACGCTCACGCGGCACCTCTCTTCGTCGCGGCGTACCGGAGCCCGGTGAGCTGGAGGACCCGCATCACGTCGACGTCGGAGTTGACCGGCCCGTAGAAGTTGGCGTTCAGCTCCGTCTTGCCGGACATGAGCCTCTCGGTGTCGCGGTTGTTCATGATCCGGCTGGTGCTCCCCAGGTTGACCACCTCCGGGCCCAGCTCGCCCACGAGCACGGGACCTCGGCCGACGCCGCCGGCCGCGAACTCCGGCATCGGTTGTGACGCTATGAGTGCCACCTGCGCGGCGGTCAGGCCGACGATGAACGGGAGCGCGATCAGACCGCCGATTGGCCCGAGCTGGGAGAACGCGGTCATCACCGCCTGCGCCCCGGACATTATGGCGCCCGTTATCGCCGACGCCTGCTGGGCGGCCCACTGCTTCTTCTGTATCTCCGCCTTCTGCGCCGCGTACTCCTCGTCGAGCGCCTCCAGCTGCGCGGTCTTCTCCTCCTCGCTCGCCGTGCTCGCCTCGATGGCGTCCTTGCGCCGCTTGTAGTTGTTGTCGATCGCCGTGGCCTCGTTCTCGAGGGCCTGGTTCCATATCCCGGACACCATGTCCCAACCCATCGACAACATGCTCGTGACCTTGTTGGTCACGTCCTCGACCTGCGCCCAGGCGGTCTCCCACGCGCTCTTCGTCCCGCTCGCCGCCTTCGCGCTCTCCTGCGCCACCCACCGGTCGACCTCGACGGCGTCGGCGCCGGCCTTCTTGTAAGCGTCAGCCTGGTCCCGTATCTGCCGGAGCTTCGTCTGCAGGTCGTCCTCGCCGATCGTCTTCCTCGCCTCGGCCCACTGCTGCATCAGCTTCTTCTGGTTCTCGTTCTCCTCGGCGATCGCGGCGGATATCCTCCGGTACTGCTCCGGGACCTCCTTCGCCCCGGCCTTCATGGTCGAGACGATCCCGTCCTTCGTCGTCCGGAAGACGGCTTTAATGCGCGCGGCCATCTTCTTGCCGTCCACCTCGGCGGTCTCGATGATGTTCTTCACGCCATTGACGCCGGTGGAGACTATGTCGACGATCCCGGTGGCCTGGTCGACGACGAACTTCTTCCACGCCTCGCCGGCCGCATTCATCGTGGTGAGCGCCTTCTTCGCGTACTTCGGGTCGCCGAGGTGGTTGACGGCGTCCCCCATCGTCACGAGCGCCTCGATCGACAGCTTGATCGCGTTGATGAGGTTGCCGGTCGTCTGGATGGTGAACTGGATCACCTTGGCGACGATGGTGAGAGCGAGGGCGACCGATTTGGAGACCACCGACAGTACCGTGAACACGCCGGCGGCCTCCTGGCCCTTACCGAATATCTGCGCCAGCGAGCCCTCGACCTGCTTCCCGATCTTCACGATCTCCGGCCACACGGCCTGGACGATCGGCTCCACGATGGCCTTTATCGTCTCGAACCCGGCCGCCACGCCGCCCATGATGTTGGATATGACCTCCATCCCCTGGGCAGACTTCATCCAGTCCTCGACGCCCTTCGCTCCCTTGATGAGGTTCTCAACGAGCGGCCGACCGGCGGCCGCGATGTACTGGCCGATGGTCTCCTTGACGTCCCCGACCTTGTTCTCGAGCGCGGAGAGCGCACCGCCGAACGTGTCCCGTGCGGCCGCCGCCGACCCGCCGAACTCCGTCTGGAGCTCCTTCAGGATGAACGCCTGTGCCTTCGCGGACTGGCCGGTGGCGACGAGGTTCTTGATTACTTCCTGCTGCGATTCGGAGAAGTTGACGCCGACGCGCCGCAGCGCGGTCACGCCGAGCACCGGGTCCTGGAGCGCCTTCCCGACCTGGATCGCGCTCGACTTCAGGTCCTGGCCGAGCGCCTGCGACATGTCGAGGATGATCTTTGTCGCCTCGGGGAACGTGTCCTTTCCAATTTTGGTGAATGTAAGAAGGAGGTTCTCGGCGCCCTGGATGGCGTCGTCCGCGAAGGTCGTGGTGTCCTGGAGGCTGCTCGCGAGGTCTCCGACGGCCTTCGCGGTCATGCCCGCCGCGCCGTTGGTGGACTTGAGGACGGCGTTCGTCTGCGCGATCACCGCCGCCTGCTTGTTCCACTCGGCGACGCTGTCCTTGACGACGCCGGTGAGCGCGTTGAATACCTTCTGGGCCGCCGCCCAGGCCACCTGCGCCTTGAACATGCTCCCCGTCATGCCCTTGGTGGCGCCCATGGCCTTGCCGGCGTTTATGACGAATGCCCCGGTCTCGAGGTCAAGATGCCCGACTATACTACCGGCCTGGAAGGCCATTTAGAATTTCCTGGATCGGTGCCTCATGCCGTCCCAGATGGTGTAGACCTTCCGCTCTTCGAGCTTCGCGATCTGGGACTCGTTCTTCCTCTGCCAGCGGGCGTAACCCCTGGACGTTCTTGACCTCTTGTCGTACTGCGACCCGACGTAGGCGTGGTTGAACGCCTCCGCCACGTCGAGCTTCCGCTGGATGCGGTGGATCGCCTCCGCCCGCATCACTTCCCTCACCACGAGTGCGTATGCCCGACCGTCATATTCTGACGCAAGCGACTCCACGTCAGCGAGCGTAAAACCCCACCGAACGAGACGGACGGCGTCCCGTACGTACGACCCGTCCGTCAGGTAGGGTTTTGCATCTGCTCGGAGAAGCTGGTGATCGCCGCCTTTATGACGCGCAGGTCGAAGTTCTTGAAGAACTCCTTGTCCTCGCCGAATATCCAGATCGCCTGCGCCATGATCGATTCTCCGGTCGGGGTCTTCTCGACGATCTGGATGAACTCGCCAGTGTTATCGGGCGTCACGGTCCTCGCCGTCAGGATGTGCGCCTGCCCCTTCAGGTCCTCCACCTCGACGGTGATCGGCGGCGGGTTGACTATCTTCTTCCTCTGCTTCTCTGCCATGATGTCTCCTCTCTGTTGTTATGCAGCCACGCTGGTCTCGTGTCCCGAGAACCCGAACTGCTCCTTCGTCTCGTCGTAGAAGCAGTAGAACACCACCTCTACCTCGCGCTGGGTGTCCGGACCGAACGCCCCGAGGGCACCGTTGACTGTCGGCATAGCCTTCCAGAAGGTCGCCTTGTAGAACGGGTCAGCCGAGGCGTTCCCGTCCGAGTCGACGCGGGTCAGCGTCAGGACCTTCGAGAAGTTGTCGCGGCCGCTCCGGTAGATGTCGCGCCCGAAGCTGGCGCTCCCCGGAGCCGAGTACTTGAGACCGCGGAGCACCTGCGCGAGCCGCTGGTACGTGATCTGGCCCATCTTGCAGGTCACTTGGTACGCCTGGCCGGTCGGTATCTTGTCGTACGGCTGCGTCCCGTCCTGCGCGTATAAGATGTCCTTGATGTCCTCGATGAACTCGAGGGTCGCATCGTCGATCGTCTTCCCGAGATCGACGCCGTTGAAGTTCAGGACCACTACTCCGAGCGGTCCTTCCATGAAGTTTGTCCCGATGGGAGGGTTAGCCATTTAATTTCTCCTGTACCATATCTGGTAGTTGGTTGTGTATTCTGTTCTCCCGTCCGCGTCCTGCCCCATGTTGTAGGGCTGGGCGACCGCCGCAATCTGGCTTACCTGCACCGCCGGGTACACCGTCCCGCCGACCGTGATCGCCGGGAGGATGAGCCCGAACCGTGACGTAGCGTCCTCGAATATGTCCCACGCGATCTTCCGCGCCCTCACGGCATCGACGTCCCGCGTTATCACCTGAATCATCTTCTGTGCGTCCTGTATCCACGGCTCCTCAGGCCCGCCGTTGTCGAGCACGAGGATGCACCGCGCCGGGACCGTCGTCTGTCCGGAGAGCTTCTTCCGCTCGTCCTGGTAGACGGTTTCGGCGGGGAACTGGGCCCTCAGGTAGGCGACGAAGTTCGGCATCATGCCCCGGTCTCCTTCTTGAATATCGCCGCGTAGAGCTCCATCGCGTGCTTACCGTCGGCCGCCAGGTGCTTCTCGACGAACTTGTTCCCGACGTTCCCGCTATCCTTCGACCTCGGGCCTGGGTTCCACGTGGTCTCGTGCAGCTTCGCCGCGTATGCCGTGTTGAACCCGACCGCCACGCCGAGCCCCGGTTCCGAGTGCGATTTATTTGGGGTTCCCTTTCCTCCAGCCAGCCCGCGGGTGTCGAACACGCAGACCGACCCGACGAAGGCTGACCCGGAACCCCTCAGGAACCCGGTGAGTATCGGCGGGACGACCGTCTCGTTCGGAGACCCCATGACCATCCACGTGATGAGCTGGGTCGCCACGGCCTTCCGCGCCCTGAAGTCGGCGCCCTCCTTCTTCCCGATGCCGGCGCGCCGCATGTACTCCTTGAGCCCCTTCTCGAGCGTGTTCGTCTTGATGTAGAACGCCATTACAGCCGCACCTCCCAGTGCGAACCCTCGAACCCGTGCGCCTTCTCGATGGTCAGCACGGCGTGCTTCTTCTCCGGGTCGGTCGTGGCCACCCCGCACTGCTTGCGGAGCTTGATCTTCGACTCGTAGGTGATCGTCTCGGAGTCGTCCAGGATGACGAGCGTGTCGCTCGCGACCTCCTTGCCCTCGCGGTCCTTGACGAGCCGGTTCCAGTCCTCGATCCTGGCCGCGGCCGTCACCGGAGCGCCCTCCGTCTCCACGCCGTCTACGTCGGTTGTGACCGGGATGATATGCACCTCGTCGGTCAGGTAGTCCTTGATCATTTCCGCTCTTTCCCTTCGGTGATCTCCTTGATCTTCTTTTTTTGCTTCTCGGTGAACACGATTCCTTTCCTCTGCATCGGATCTTGCGTCAGGTCTTGTTTCAAGAACCAGAGGACCTGACAGTTCGTCGGTGCCTTCTCCGGGTCGGTCTTCCCGACCAGCTCGTAGTTCGGGAGCTTGGCGGCGACGCGCTCGGGAGTCGTCTCCAAAGTGAGGCACGTCTTCGGGCTGGCGTAGAAGCACCCGGCGCTGTAGGGCTCCTTCTGCATCACCGTCCCGCGGCCATTGTTCCTGATCTCGAGCACGAGGTACTTCGCGCCGGACCGCTCGCAGGAGGCGAGGAAATTGTCCATGTACTGGACCGACGGGAAGTGGATCATCACCGCCAGGGCGACGATCATGTCCGGCTCGTGCGCTGCGAAGTCCCAGCGGTGGTCGGATAGCTGGATGAATGTCGTCTTGTCCTCGTACCCGGCCGTGTTCTGCCGCGCCCTCCGGATCGACCGCGCGGCCACGTCGTACGCGACGTACTTCTTGGCGCCGTGGTCGAGGACGTACTTCCCGATGTACCCGCCGCCGCACCCGAAGTCGATGACGGTCTTGTTCTTGACGGGGAACACTTCCCCGACGGCCTCCCGCGCCCTCTTGTAGCGCGAGGACGCCTCCTTCTCGGTGAGCCCGAGGTGCGCGTTCTGCGGGGTCGTCGACTCCCAGAACTTGTTGATCCGCTTTGCCATCTCGTTCATGTGGACTCCTCTCTTGACTATACGCCCGTACCGGCTACCCGGTCAAGACGGTGGCGATCATTCTACTCCAACCCTTAGATCAATATCGAAACCGAGCCTATTCGCCGAATCTCGATCATGCTTTACAATAACTTCTTTAACGATGAATCCAGTTTCCCTATAGAATGAATCGAACTGCGCTCTAAGATAATTTTCAATTTCCTTCGCCAGTGCAGATGCCGCCTTGCTTGGTTCTATTACCATGTTCTTCTCCTTCATATAGTCTCGATGGTCGTGTACTTCCGCGTGAGCTTGTAGACGTTTGAGACCGCCGACCCGATGCAGACGGCGTGGACGCCGATCTGGAAGACGTGGTGCACGTCGTCGCGTCCCGAGTAGTTTCCCTCCGCGATGACGTTCCGCGCCCCGGCGTCGTAGAGCATCTGGATGAGCTTCTTATCCGGAGCGTGGAGGATGCGGAACACCGAGAACGTAGTGGCGAAGAACGCCGGCTCGATCTTTTTCTGGACGGCGTCGTTGTAGTCGGCAAACTCCCCGATGTCGGCCACGAGCCTGATCCCCTTCTCTCGGCAGTGCTCCGCCACCGCCACCCGGTCCTGGTTCAGGCGCCGGAAGTCAACGGCCACGTAGTCGGCCCACTCGGCGACCTTGTCCACGTGCTCGATGTCTGGCGTGATGTACGCCAGGTGGTACGGCCGCTCGACGTTGACCTTGTTGAGCCCTATGACAGGGACCTTCTCGGCGTCCTCGATGTGGACCGGCTTGTCCAGCCGCAGCGCCACGGCTCCGGCCCTTATCGCCTCGCGCGCCAGCTCATCCGTCGTGTGCTGCGAGTACCCCTGGATCGATACGATGATCCCGCGCTTAATATCCATACCCGAATGCCTCCATGTCCTTCCTGAAGATTGTCTCCACGATCTCGCGCGTCGCGCCGTCGTAATGGTCCTGGTATCTCTTGGCGCTCGTCGGGAAAAGGTGAGCCAGCGGGACAACGATCTTCAGGCGGCTACAGACCACGGCGAAATCCTCCTCCAGCCTCTCGTACCTCATGATGAAGTCGACCGCTCCCTCTCCTCCTATCGAGAGAAAGTCGACCTGCGGCTTGAAGATGACACCCGTCGAGTCGTTCTTGTGGTACTTCCTGATCCATTCCGCGAACGAGTTCTCGACGCACTCCTTGTCCTGGCTGATCCGCTTGAACTCGTAGTGGCTCAGGACCTTCTCGAACGGGTTCCGCACGCACGAGAATCGGAAGAACTGACCGAACTCGGCCGGGTGCATGCGCCTGTAGTAGGCGATGTCCTGGTGCTTCGTGTGGCCCGAGCATTCGTATGACGGGAAACTCCTGAGTGCGTACGTGATCGAGTTTCCCGCCGTCCTCGGGATGTGTATGAATATCGCCTTCAGCCCGTAGTGGATCATGTGTCGCCTCTTCCCTTCACCGGTACGCCACCCCTCCTCGACCCTTCTTCCTCCGGAGGTGGTACAGTATCCCCTTCCTCCATATGAATGTCCGGTCATCAGTCTTCCGGAGCGAGCAGCAGATCGCGGTGTAGAAATCATCGACGTACATCTTCTCGATGAAATAGGCGTTGTCCGTTGCCAAAATCTCGAAGAACCGCATCGTATACTCCCAGTACCCGTGGCCGGGCCATGAGTACATCCGCGGAACCATGTGGACCATCCGCGAGGAGCTCAGGCGATGGACGTTCTCGAATACCGGCTCCTGCTCGAGCACGTGCTCGCTCGTCCCGATGTTCGCCACGAGGTCCCGAGGCTCGAGGTTGAGTCTCGTCCGCAGGTCAAGCCGTAGCGTTCCGTCGAGGCCGTTCAGGTCTATCGAGTCGTATTTTATCCCGACCCCCCGGAAGTACACGCCGTAGGGTACGCCGTCCGTCTTCTTGTTCCCGAGGTCATACATCGAGGTGAAGTCGAGCGGGCGCAGGAGCTTGAGGACGCGCTCCGGGACGACCTGGTTCCCCTTAGGGGTGACGATAGACGACATACAGGTCTCCTCCCATCTTCCACTCGATCGGCTCGAACCCGGCGAAGAGTGCGTTCAGCTTCCGGAAGTTCCACTGGGTGATGTGCATTCCACGGTACTGGCCCCTGCGGATGTCGGCCGGCGTGAGGACGTAGACGAGGCAACCGGGTCGAGCGCGCCGCTCGACCTCGCGGGCGAGGATCTGGGCCTCCCAGTCGGCGACGTGCTCCAGGACGTCGAGGACGAGGACGATGTCGAACGGGCCGACGCCGCGGAGGGTCGGGAGCTTTTCTATCGAGAAGATGTGGAGCTTCACGCCCGGATCACAGTATTTCCGCGCGATCGCCCATGCGACCGGCGAGTAGTCGATCCCGACCACCGATGCCCCGTTGTCGTAGCAGTACTGGGCGACCTCTCCCCGCCCGAACCCTACGTCGAGGACCGACTTCCCGAAGAAGTCGATGTTTCCGAGCAGCTCCCGCCGCTTGGCCGTCAGCCGCCGCTGCGCGAACTCCCTCCAGCCCTCCACCTTGCGGAGGTAGTAGGTCGCGTCGTAGGTCCTGAGGAGCTGGGCGCTGTTCAAAACTTCACCGCCCAAGATGAGTCCGGGAACGTCTTGATCGCCCTCATCGTGTTCACGGCGAACTCGTCGACCGCGTCCTTCACGCCGGGGAACCGCTTCTCGTAGTCGTGGCCGCAGAGGAAACCGCCGCGCCTCACCTTTGGCGCCCATGCCGCGATGTCTGACCTCACCCCCTCGTATGCGTGGATGGCGTCGACGTAGACCGCGTCGAGAGTCTCTTCCCCGAACTCCTCGGCCGCGCGGAGGGATGGGAGCTTCATTTTCATGACGTTCTTATTCCCCGCGAACCGCGCGTCGAAGATTCCCTCCACCTGCTTCATGTCGTATTCCCCGGCGATCTCCGGTCCGACCACCCACGGGTCGACGGCGACGACCTTCCCGAAGTATTCCGAGAATACCATCGTCCCTCTTCCCGTCCAGACTCCGACCTCGACGATGATCCTTCCCTCAACGGGGATAGATGACGGAGCCGCGCCAAGTAGTTCCTGAATGACGTAGGCGCACATCTGGGCGAGTCCCGCCGCACTCTTAGGTGTTCGTTCCGGTATGTGATCCATCATCAACTCCTCAGAACCACCGGAACGCCTTCCGTACCGCGAGCTCATCTGCGGTCATTGCGTCTCCTATATCGCCGAGCATCCTCTCCGCCTCCCGGATGTCGTCCATTATGCGCTTCATTTCATCAGGGTCGCTTGAGACGGTCGCGTGGTCGTGGCCCTTCATCTTCTTGTCGAGCGTGAAGTGCCGCTCGATGACCGTCGCCCCAGCCAGGACGGAGGCCTTGACCGACTTCCCGCCGACCTCGTGGGACGAATACCCGATCATGGATGAAGACTTCCTGAGCCTGAGCGCATCCGCGATCTTCGTCATCCATGACAGCGTCACCGCCACAGGATCGGCCGGATATACGCTCCGGCAATACATCGTGTAGTCGGCGCATCCGAAATACTGCCAGTTGAGAATCTCGCCGAGGTCATGCATCCCGGTCGACACCATCGTCTTGATCTTGCGCTGATTAAAGAGCAACTGATTCATGGCGTAGTGGCTGTACCACTGCGACGGAAGCTTCACGAACTCGACGTCCATTTCGAGGAGCTGGGCGAGGCTCGCCACGTCGTGCGCCGTCACCCCGAACGCCAGGCCCCTCTCCCTCGCCAGGTTACGCATCCGCCTGAGCTGGTCGATGCTGAACTCGAGCGCCCGGCGGTGCTCGCGGTACGTCGCCCCGAAGTTCTTGTCCGGGTCCCTCGGCGCGTCACCCACCGCCTTCGGCATCCCCTCCACGTCGCGCTTCTGGTACTTGACCGCCCAGACCCCGAGGTCGGCGGCCGCCTCAGTCATCTGCTGCGCGATCTTCTCGTCCCCCTGGTGGTTCGCCCCGAACTCGAGTATTACCTTCGTCTTCATGCTCAGCCCTCCTGACCCTCAAATGCTTTTTGATTTAAAAGCCGATTGATGATGTCTCTCACAGCCCCGCGGCCACCGAGATTGTCTGATACCATTATCCCGTCGATTTCCTTGACATCTTTCACGGCGTCGGAGGGGCAGGCGCAATAGCCGCAGCCCTCAAGAGCTTCGATGTCGTTCGTATCGTCACCGATAAAAAGTACCTCTCTGATGTCAACGCCATACCTCTCGCAGAGGCGGGTGACGGCTTCTAACTTGTATTTCCCAATTGATCCTTGGTAGAAGGCGACAATCGTCCCGAGTCTCAAGAACTTCTTCGCCCGTTGCTCGTTGATTCCGCCTTCCTCGCTCGTGATGAGGGCTACCCTTACCTTCCCACCAGTCTTCTCCTGGATAAGGTGGAAGGCCCGCCCGTCCCGGTGAGAAAACTGCTTTAGTTCCTCTCCGCGCTCCGAATAGAACACGGTCCCGTCAGTGAGAGTTCCATCGATATCGCAGCATACCAGCTTGATCTTCTTCATCGCTTTTCTCCTTATTTTATCGATTCAACATTGTAGCCAATCAAGTACGTCTGAGCCATCGCTCGGCCTCCTCCCAGTCTTCCTCTGTGTTGATGTCGATCCCGACCGGGTCGACGTAGAACATCCGTTCACTGTTCGAGCATGACAGGAAGCAGTCCTTGTGGAGCTGCTCGCGCCGGAAGGCGTAGACGCTGCCACACTCCCGGTACACGTCCCGCTTCTCCGCGAACTCCCCGAGCGGCCCGTATGGGTCCACGTTGATCAGCGCGCGGCTCTTGTCATAGTACGTGCCCGGCCGGCAGCGCGCGACCGGCACCATGACCTTCGCGGTGCTCTGGACGAAACACTGTATCGCCGTCCTGACGTCGGTCGCGTCCCGGAACGGGCTCGTCACCGGGAACATGACGTATATCTCTGCGTCGACGTCCAGGAGCCTGTCCATCGTCATCCCCTCGCCCTGGTAGCGCACCTCCCTCACGTCGTTGCAGAGAGCGAGGGAATCGAAGTTGTGGTAGACATAGTAGGGGTTGGAGAACTTGCGCGCCGTCGCCTCCGTCCACTGGTAGAGCGGGCGTCCTCCGAGCGACCGGACGTTCTTTCCCGGTAGTCGGTTCGAGTCCTTCCTCATGAGCGTGACGATGACTATCTTCTTCTCGCTCATCATGCCGTCTCCTTAATCTATGAACCAATCTATTATTCTCTGAAAAATATTTCTATGTTTACCGATGGATGATATCTCTAACTCTAATCCCTGAAACCATTTTATATAGCCATCTATTTTCGTAACATCATCTTCGATATCTCCACCCATATAAATAAATCCGCAGGAACATTTGATCCAGCAATATGCTCCTCCGAATTCTCCGTTTATTCCGACATGAACTTCTTCTGGGTCCTTTAAATCAGTTTTTCCACATGCGGGGCATATTTCATTTGATGCAAATTTATCATATTTTTTGAACAGTTTTTCCTTCTTTTTTGATTCTACTTCTTCCTGTAATTCCTCTTCATGTACTTTTTTCAAGGCATTTTTTGCTTTCTTGCAAATCACGTCTACTCGCATGTTTATCTCCTCAATTTTTCTTCGATGAGTGCGTCGAACTCCTTGACCATACGGTTCTTGTCGAAGCGTTGCGCCTCCATACGGGATAACTTCCCCGCGTAACGGCGGCCTTCCTCCATGTTGATGTAGGCGATCAGGGTATCCAGGACTTCCTCCATCGTGACGCAGGCTACTGCGGCGTCCCCGACCACCTCCTCGATGACCCCCGTCCCTTCCGACAGGTAGACGATCGGCAGGCCCGTCGCCATCGCCTCGATCACGGCGAAGGACAGCGTCTCCCTGAAAGTGCCGTTCGCGTGGACGTAGACCGAGAGCTCCTTCAGGTGGTCGCCCTTAAAGTCCGCAATATTGCACTCGCCCGAGTATGTCACGCGCTCGTCGATGATACGCGGCCGGTCCTCCTTCTCCGGGTACGACACCCAGAACTTCGCCCGGCTCTCCGGTACTCCATCGAGGACGGCCTTTACCATCGCCTCGAAGTCCGGGCCGATTTTCTGCGCGTTCCAGCGCATCATCCGGCCGAACGTCTTTCCCGCGTAGTCCGGGGTCACGTTCTTGTACGGTTCGAGGTCGATTCCTGGCACGATCACGCGATCGACCTTCACGAGGTGATTTTCCAGCTGTCTCTTCCACGCATGCGTGAGCGCTACGATCTTTCCCCACGGCCCCTCCGGTAGACAGCCCGCGGTATGGACGACGCAGATGGATTTTCTCTTCACGTCGTCCGGCAGGGCGTCCAGGTGCTTCCTGGTAGACAGGAAGTACTCGGCGACGTATAGGTCGGCGTTAGGCAGTCGATCCATATTCCGGACGTCGATTATCGACCGCTCGCCCACGCCCTCGGTCACGTTGTACCGGGTGACGTCGGCGTGTCTGTTGATCTCAGAAGAAAATGATAGGTGGATGATCCGCGGCTCGTTCATCTCGCGTGCTCCTTTAGGATAACAAAGCGAACCGTTCTGCTGCCAGCAAGAAGAAGCGGCTTGTGAGGTTCGTCCGGCTCAAAGGAAATACCTTCACCGACTTTCACGATAACTGTTTTATAGGCGGCGGCTTCCGCTTTTTGTACGTCCTTCTCTTCATCATATGGTCCTGTTGCCTTGTAAGTTAAGGCGCTTTGGAACATCGCTTCGCCTTCGATGATTATGAATATGTCCCGGTGAAAGCGGTGGATCTCGAAATGTTTTTCTCCTATTGACTTCGGGACTATCTCTTGAATCTTTATCTCTGGATATGTGGTCATACGACTACTTTCCTCGCCTTCTCCCTTAGCTTCTCGGGAGCGACCCGCGTCATCCACGGGATCTGGTTCCCTCCGTCAGTCACGAGCCGGAGCCGGTTCGCGTACGGCTTGTAGACGTCGAACCAGGTCATTATCCGCTGCATCTTCTGCGCCGTCTTCGGCGTCATCCGCTCCCCGGTGTACCCCTTCTTGTAATGCAGGTTCTCCTCGGTGAGCGGGAACTTCCCCTGGTCCAGGCCGAACAGGTATATCGGGTCGGCCCCGGCGATGAGCGCCAGGTTCACGGCCGCTATCCCGGAGAGCCTGCCGTGGAGCCCGTCCTCCATCCTCGTCGACGGTCGCCTCGGGGTGCAGTGGAATACGACCGTGTTCCCCGCCATCTTCATACCGCTCGTGCAGTTGGCGAAGAGCAGTCCCTTGTACTCCTTGATGGGGTACTTCGTGATTGACAGGAACCGCTTGTCGAGGAAGAAGAACCACTCGAAGCCGTCGTAGTCCTCGATGACGTGATTGATCCCGATCGTGTGCTTCCCGTTGAAGAACTCCCAGCCGCCGACCGCCGGTAGCGTATGTTTGAGGGATGGACCGGCACCGACTACGTAGCACGGCTGACCGGACCATGCCCCATTTACCCGAGAGTAGTCCCGGTACTCGAGCACGTTACCGTCCAGGCTACCCATACGGGTGATGAAGTCCCATGTCTTTTCCGCGCCATTCGGCATGTTCCGTATGTTGATCACCTTCTTCCGCCTCTCTCTCTCTTCCGCGACCGGCATCGTCATCCGCTCGACCTCAGGCATGTCTCCGATCCTCAGTATCATTTCAGCTCCCTGTCTCCGAGCGGGACGAAGCTCGTCCGCGCGTCCTCCAGCGTTCTATCACTTTTTTTATCTCCTTTTTTTATAATTTTTATTTGATTTTTATCTTTTAACCATCTATCTATTAATTTCATATTTCCTCCAATTCAATTATTAGATGCATCTCATTAATATTATTTATATTTTTAATTTTAAAAGCTTGTTTCTTTGAAAATAATACTTCATTTTCTTGTTTTCTCTTTGAAAAATGTTTTATACTGACTCCATTTTTGCTATTTTTAATTTTAAAAGTTACTGCTAAATCACCTCTTAATCTTGCATTTGCAGCAAATAGTTCGCTAGTACCCACATCGCTTGTCCATGAGGAAATACCGCGCATATCAATTTCATCACCTTGTGATAATTTATTGGCATTTGAAAGACCTATTGATCTATATACGTCTCCATCGTATTTGGGCGCTTTATCAATATATTTTTCTATTCTATTCGCTTCATCAATAAAATATTGATCTTCAGAACTGCCGATTGATGCTTTTCTTATATCAGAATAATATTGCGTAGTGAAATCTGAAAAGGCATCAACTGTTTCGCCAGCCTCATCATCGCTTATTCCAGAAATATCACCTTTCACAATATTTTTTTGTTCATCATACGAATATTGTTTATCAGACAAATGGCCTCTTTTTTCTTCTTTATCTCCGCCTCCCGGAGTCCATCTCCCGTGTTCATCTCTTGGCTGATCAGCACTATATGCCTGCACGCGCTGTGAGACAGGGATGAAGCTCGTCCGCGTCGGGTGCTCGTCGGTCTCCCCGTTCGAGAAGTCGATGTATCCCTGGAGCGACCCGTCCACCTGCATCGCCTCCTTGATCATCGGGTAGGGGCTGTGGAGGCATCGCGGGTGGAACGGCGGGAGGTCCTCCGCCGGCGGGAAGTCCGGGTCTTCCCCGGACAGCGAGAACACCTTGCCCTCGTAGGGCGCGCAGACGGCGCAGGTCGTGTTGTGCACGGATATGGCGACGAGGTCTGTCCCGATGTCGGCCGCCGCGTTGATGGTCGCCTGGGTCGTCGCCTCGTTCATCTTCGTCCGGGCGACAAGCTCGGCGTACGCCTTGATGTCCCACTGCTGCTGCTTTCCGTTCTTGTCGATGACGGTGATGTACTTCCCGTCCGTCGCCTTCTTCGCGAGCTCGGCGATCATGGACCGCTTGACACCGTATAGGCTACCCTTGCCCACGATCCCGCCTCGTACCCCAGGCCCCCCTTCCTGGAACCCGCGCTCGATCGACCTCTCGATCTGATCCTCGCGGAGCCGGTACTGCTGCGTCAGCCGGGCCAGGCGGATCATGGTGTTGCGCCCGCTTAGGAACCCGGTCATGTATGAGCTGTTGGTCTCGGCGAGGAGTGCGGAGAGCGACTGGCGCGCGCGGTTGGTTGATATGAAGTCGGTGGGGTTGACTGTTCTCGGCGGGGGTATCTTTCTGTTCTTCATATCCGTCAGTACTTCCCTGATCCGGTTCCGGTACACGACCGGAATGTTCTCGTTCGCCCAGTTGGCGGTGATCCTCCGGGCATCCTCGTATAGCCCGCGGACCTCCCGCTGTATCCTGTTCCAGTAGGTCGACGACGTCTCGGTCGTGGTCGTCATCTCGGCGACGATCCTGTCAAGCCTCGCGGTCGTCGCAGATAGCTTATCGACGAGCGCCCGCGCCCGCCTGTTTATCTCCCTCTCGTGCCCTGTCATCAGTCATCGAGCGTCCTCGACGCCGTCCCGAAGGTCCCACCCATGCCTGTGGTGAAATCGTCGAGCAGATCCTTTATGAACTCCGGGAACGCCGGCTCGGCCAGCGTCTCCGAGAACGCCGATATGTCGAACTGCCGGACGCCAGTCGCGTACAGTCCGCGCCGCTTCTCCAGCGCCGCGTTGTGCATGTACAGGAACCAGGCCGCCTCGCACTGCGCCTGTTTCACCGCCGGGGCGGTGCTCGCCGGTGAGATCGAGAAGAACGACTGGGCCATGATCCAGCGGTAGCCGGATATTAGGAGCCGCTCCTTCTCGTGTATCCCGAGGGTTGCCCACGCCGAGGCCCCGTACTTCTCGTCGAAGTAGGTGTTCGCCTCGGCTACCGTGACCCAGGAGTTCGTCCCTACCGTCAGCGTGGGCATTCAAGCTCTCCTCTTTAAAATAGCGGGCACCTTTCCGGCGCCCGCCTGTTTCCTGTCTCTTACCTTATCCGAGAGTGAACTGAAGGACCTGGTCCGTGTCGGCCACGGCCGCGCCGTAGATCGACCAGACGGACTGCATCCGGTTCAGCGTGAGGATGTCCTGCGGCGCCTCGTAGCTGGTCGGCGCCATCGCCTCGTTCCGCTGGAGCTTGTTCCCCGGAAGCACCATGATCGGGCTGCCCCCGACGACGAACTGGTTGAAGGTGTAGACGCGCTGGATCGGCCTGCGCCCTACCGCCGTTCCGCGCTGGTTGCCGGCGGTCAGGTAGTCCGTGGTCACGCGCATCGCGCTCTCGATCCTCGCCTCGTCCACGGGGTTGGCGTAGATGATGAGCGGCATGGTCGCCGTGTCGCCGTACCCCTTGTCCTTGTTGAGGTTCCCGAGCTGGAAGGCGGCCTGGTTGATGGTGAGCACGTCCCTCTGGATGGTCGTGTCTCCGGCCCCGCCCTGCCAGGCGACCACCAGGAGCGCCGCGGCTGCCGCGAGGAGCGCGTAGTGGTTGTCGGCCTTGTTCGTGTAGAACGCGTTCCGGAACGCCGAGGCGCGGTCGTACATGATGGCGAGCTGCCGGAAGCGGATCATGCGGTCGGAGAACCCGAGCCCGCCGCCGTAGTAGTCCACGTACCCATAAACTTTGTCGCCGCTGATCTCCTCGAGCCTGATGCGCTGGCCCTCGGGGATGCGCCGGAACGTGATCGACTTGTGGGCGGTCGCGATCTCCCAGAAGTCCTTTCCCTCGTCGCGCGGTACCTCGCGGAAGGCCGCCTCCCACCCGTTGTCGAAGTACAGCGCGTCCATGGTGACGTTGAAGGCGCTGGAGAACATCCGCACGAAGTCCGTCGAGACGGACGCCGCCTGGAGCTTCGCCTTCATCGCCTGGATCGCGGCGGTCATCTGCTTCTGCGGCGCCTGCATGAACGCCTGCACCGCCAGTTTCACCTGGGTGACTTCCTTCTCGGTCGCCGTCCTGTCGAGCCCCTTGCCAAGGAGTTCGATGAACAGCGCGTCGTTCTTGCAGAAAAACTGCTTGGTGCTCATACTCCCTCCTTAGAAGAGTTGGTCGGGACGAGTCCCGTCGAAGTTCATGAGGACGAACTCGGCCGCGGCCGGGGCGTCCTCCTTGGCCCATCCGCAGAACACGAAGTCGGTCCCCGCGACGCCGACGGCGTTCGGGGAGACCTCGAAGTCCTGGAACTGTGTGACCGGAAGCCCGCCCAGCGGGTAGGCGTAGAGCCGGTCGCCGTGCAGGATGTCCTCGCCGGTTCCGACGCGCTTGCTCGCCTTGACCTGGCGGCACCGGTAGACCGGCGTCAGCTCCTGGCTCGCGACCTCCTGCGTCTGCAACAGGAAACTGAAGCACTCCTGGATGACTCGCGCCTGTCCGCTTGTTAGTGCGGCAGGATCGGGCCCGAGTTCGTCGCAGAGTTCGTCGTATATCTCGACGTCTTGCCAAAGAAAAGACATGTGTTACTCCAAATCCTCAGCGAGAAGGGGGTTGTTATCCTTCTTCGTGAGGTCGGTGGTGTCTTGTGTTCCGCTGCTCTGCTCGACCTGCTCCTGGCCGGCCCCGCCGAAGAACTCGGCATTCGCCTTATAATCAGTGAGCTTGTCAGCCACGTACTTCTTGAGTCCGGCGTCCGTGACGTCGCCCTCAGGTTTGAACGAGCGCAGGATGTACTTCTCCTGGCGCTCGGTGACCTTCTCGTCCTTGAGGAGATTAACCAGGCGGTCCTTCGCGGTGGACGCGACGATCTGCGCGTCGAGCTTCTTTCGGTCCTCGGACATCGCGGTTATCCTGTCGTCCTTCTCCTTGAGCGCCTTCGCGGCCGACTCCAGGTCCTTGACGATCTTCTCGATGTCCTTGTCCTCCTTCAGCTCCTCGACGGCGAACAGCTGCCGGGGCAGTACGTTCCGCCTCTTCACCTCGGCCCTGATCTCGTCGATGCTCGCGGTCGCCAGGTTGATCTCCATCTTCGTCTCCTTCTTCTGCTCCCCGGAATTATCATAAGCCTGCACCATCGCCAGGCGCCGCGCGCCCGGGAACGCAGGTTCCTGCTCCTGGCTATTGTATAGCGCGATTCCGGTCATCCGGTCAAGGGTGCCGGCCTCGTAGTGGTCCTGGTACTCGGTGAGGTTCCACTCCCCCTCGTGTGAGCATGCGTCGCACTTCTCGACCTTGCGCGGGTCCGGGAAGTACCCGATGACGACGTGGTGGAGCTGGCCGTCGATTTCCTTCTCGAAGTTCCCCACCACCTCGCCCACGGGTTCCCTGCCCGACGTGTCGTTCGTCCGGCCGTGGCCCAAGAAGAACCGGAGCCCCTTCAGTACGGCGCTCTTGATGCTCTGCACGGCCGCGCGCACCCAGACGGTCGGCTTCGCACGCCCGCACAGTATCTTCGGCGTGCTCGTCCCCTCGTGAACCAGCGAGTACGCCTGGAATGTCGGATGCCGGTCGCGCTCCCTAATCCTGCGGAGAGTATGTTCTGGAATGTGTGATATGATCTCCGTCTCCGCCATCGCCTGGACCTGACAGCGGAGCGCCATCGTCGCCTGAACCCGCCTTGATCCGCTTGCCGGCTCGAAGGATATAGCCTTGACCTTGTGCTCGTCGAGCCACGTCTTAGCCTGCTCGGGGGTGAACTCGTCCTTGTCAAAGCGGTACGCCTGCGCTGTAGTTTTATCCTGTCCCTTGAGTTGACCGACAATAATAGAAATCCCGCTGGCGATTGCCTTGCGGCGAAAGGAGTCCTTCTCGAATCTTTCGGGGCTTATAAGTCTCGCGGCGTGCTCGTTGGGGTACGGAATAGTTCTACTCCGTTATCGTCGGCTTCTTTTTCTTGTTCTGCGTTTTGTCGAGGAAGTCCTCGGGCTCTTCCTCGTCCTCTTCGTCTTCCTCGACTGGCGGGAGCGGCTTTCCCTGAAGGCGATTCACGAAGCGGTCGACGTGCTTTCGCGCGATCGGCTTCCCCTCGGGAACCAAATTGTGTGTGCTTATCAATTTCCCTTGCCGCTCGCTCTGTTTTATGCTTTCCAACTCGTCGTTCTTCATGTCCGCTTTCTCCTTTATGATTAGATTTACTACTCCGCGCCTTCCTTGTCAAGCGGAGGCTCGCCGCCTTCGCCGCGCATCTCTTCGATAGTCTCGTCGACGGTGTGGTTAGCTTCCGGGCTTTCCTTGGCCGCTTCCTCACGCTCCTCTTTGACGAGCTGCTTCTCGCGCGCGGGGTCGATCCCCGGCAGCATGTTCCGGAAAGTGAACAGGGAGATATCGCCGTCCTGTTGCAGCGGCTTCCAGACCTCGATGAGTTGCTTGAGCTGTTCGATGGATATGAGCGGGAGCTTGACCTCGAAGTCGCCGCGGATCTCGTTCCCCTTGTACCCCGCGTCGATGGAGAACTCCATACACTTTTCGATGAGCTCGCGGAACGACTCCTCCCATATGAGGCGGTCCTTCTTCGTCGCGGCGTTGATGGACTCGAACATGGTCTCGGCCGTGGAGCGGTTGCTCATGAGCTCCGGCCACGCCATGAAGTAGATGGGGACGCCGGTCGTAGTCGATATGCACTTCAAAGCGAGGAGCGCGTCCTTCTCGACTGACGCGCCGGCCGATCCGGTGGGCTCGAGCAGTCCCATATCGGCGGTACCGGCGAAGGCGGAGCCGATCTCGAAGTTGCGCTTCTGCAACGCCTCCATGATGTCCTCAGCCTCCTTGCTCGTCAAGGTCTTCCACTTCGGGAGGACGCGGCCGAACAGGTGGGTGTTCTTGCGGAGGTCGTACTTCGCCCTGGAGAAGTTCTCGAAGTCGGTCATCACGCAGTGGATGCGGCCCGGCGTCTTGTTCAGGTCGAGGTCGGTCCCCCCGAGCTTGACGTAGACCGACTGCTTGACGTTGATGCTCTTTGTCTCGCCTCTGACCTTATACTCGATCTTCGCCACCTCTTCCGGGTCGAGCGGGTCGCCGGTCACCGTGTACTTGTTCGTGTACCAGGCGAATGTCCGAACCTTCGGGACCTTGGCCTCGTCGTCCTTGAGGATGAGGATGAGGTTCCTGCCCTCAAGCTCTCCGGTCTCGATCATCTTTATCAACCGCGATCCGTTCAGTCTGTTTTTCTTGAACAGCGAGTCGATGAAGTCCTGGGTCGCCTTCTTTTTCGCGTACACCGACAGGCCCTCCCCGCCGATGAAGGCCGCTCGAATGTCGACGATCCCGCGAAGTATCTCCCCGCCGTAGACCGCCCTGCCGTTGTACATCTCGTATGCGGCCGATACCTGCGTTGCGTATTCGGCGTAGTTGTTCTTGTCTACGACCTTGGCGATCTGGGTAAACCGCGTGACGAGCGTCGTCAGGATGCTGCGCTGGGCCTCTTCCAGGGCCTGGACCTGCAGGCGCGTTCGCATGATCTCCCGGCCGCGGAAAAGCGGTCGCTCGACGAGCTGCGCCAGCTTGAGCCGCGCCTCGTTCAGTTTTTCGTCTACCATGACACCGCTCCGTCTGCGAAGATGTTCTTTCCCTTGTTCTGCCCATAATTCGCTATATCTTCTACAGCATACCGTATTGCAGCAACAGTGTCATCATCTATTTCAACGAACTCATCGATCACCCTCCCGTCCTTGAGTTGTCGATATTTAAATCTAGTCAACTCACGCGCGGCATTCGGACAATTTGTTGCATGAACATGTATCGCCGGCAGCGATTTCATCCAATCGATTACTTGCCGAACGCTGTCCTTTCCTTTGATGGCACCATACATATTGAGTCCAGCGATATTCGCCTCTTCGATCTTATCCGGATTCGCGCTATCTCCAGTAATCGGAAGAGAGGCTGGATGAACTCTCTTTATGGCTTCGATGAAATCATGATTCAGCTTATTTTTCATGTAGACTTCTGAATAGATGTACATCTCACCGTCGACGAACCCAACTCGCTCGAATGCCGACGCATGATTGAATCCAAAGTCAGCCCCGGCCCGCAGGTTCTTCATCTTCCGGTCAGGGATATCGAAGTCATGAATCTTTAGATTGGCGAATACCCGCGCCACGGTCCGGGCGCCCCACTGATTGAGGACATAGACCTGGTAGTAGTACCAGTCGATATTCTTGAGCCGTTCGAGGTTCTTGATATACTCCGAATCGAGGTAGCGGTTGTCGTGATATGTCGTCTCGCAGATGAAACCATCATCCTTGCCAAGAACGCAGTCAAAGAAGCGGGATTTTATCCAGCTCGTCACGTCAATCGGATTGAAGGACATGACGAGGTGCTTCGGTATCTCACCGATTCCGCGGAGCCGGAGGTCGAGCTGGTTGAAGTCCTCCTCGCTCGTCTCGTCGGCCTCCTCGATGCGGATTTCAACGAGGTCTCCGGTCTCGAAGGTCGTGCTCTTGAGCTGGTTGACGTTATCCAGCCCGCGAAAGATGACTTTGTTCCCGTTCACGAGGCAGACGATTTCCTCGGCCCCCTTGCTCTCGTTTATCTTGAATAACTGATTGAGGTTCTCTCCGGAATATATCGCCTTTTTCATTTCCGCGAATGTCGTATCGTGATTGTCGCGCGCGATCTTGCGGAGAATCATGATGTTGTATCCGGGGATAGACAAGAGGTGATAAATGTCGCGCTGCGATAGGAAAACCGACTTCCCGGCCCCGGCGCCGCCCTTGAATATCTGGTAGCGCCGAAAGTCATCGAGGTATTTCCAGTATGCCTTGTTGGTGATGTCCCAGATACCGGAGAGATCGACCTTGACCGCGCACGCTTGGCTCATTCCTGCGGAGGTTCCCCGGCCTTCTTTATCGAGTAGGTCATGTTGAGCTTGGCGTCGACGGTCTCGACTGGTTTTCCGTCAAGGCGGTTGTAGATGAGTTCACAGGCCCACCTGGTTCCTTTCAGGGCCTTGTCCCATACCTTGATAGCGAGGGCCTGATTGTAGCGGATTTTCCCGGCCCTGGTCCGCTTTTCGCTTGATTCTCCGACCTGGCGGAGGATGTCGGTGAACGCCTGCCCTTTTTTCGGGCGGCCGAGAGGGTTTCCGCTCTGTCCCGGCTTGAATGGCCTGCCACCCGCCTTGCTTCTTTTTTTCTTGGGGCTCTGTTTATCAGCCATGTGCGCCTCGAAGGATGGGCGAGAGTAGGCGGCGGAGCCTGGTCACGTTCGCGGGGTCGTTCCAGACGCGGTTCCGACCGCTCGGGTGGGGGATGGTGTAGAAGACGGTCCCGCGCCCCCCGACCTTGACGGCGGTCTTCGTAAACGGCGCGGCGCCGGACATCCCGAAGGCCGCGGCCACCTTCCGACCGAGGAGGATGACCGCCGGTCGGTTGAGATTTACGAGTCTGGCGACGATCTTCGCATCCGAGGCAACCCACTTATTGCGGCAGAGGTTTACCCGGTCAAAGGTGCGGAGGTATTGGCGGGAGGTTATACCGAGGAGCTTGCAGAGTCGTCCGCCGGCGGCCTCTGGGGGGAGCGGGTACAAGTCAAAGGCCGGGTTGTCGTTCCGGCTGTTTATCTCTCCGACGAGTAGCGGTTTCATATCGCCTCCGATTATAGCGGATTTTCTTCTTGCGGACAAGCGGGGAATAGCTCTTGCGGCTTGGGCTCGATCTCGGCGGCGGGGAAGAGGCGGGGTTGATGAGCCCAGCCCTTTTTTATTCTCCGTTTCGCCATCTCCAGGTATTCCGGCTTCAACTCGATACCGACAAACTTTCTCCCGAGCCGGATCGCGACAATCCCGGTCGTGCCAGAGCCCATGAACGGATCCATGACTACCCCGTCAGGAGGACAACCGGCGAGGACACAAGGCTCAACGAGTTTCTCAGGGAAGGTGGCGAAGTGGGCCTCCTTAAATGGCGTCGGGGCGATCTCCCAGACACTGCGTTTGTTTCGCTTGTCGGGCATGAGTACGACCGATTCCAGGAACGACTCATTCGCCTTGACGCCATCTGACCTCTTCCCGACCTTCGCGCTGGATCCCCGGAACACGGTCTTCATCGGCCCGTTCGTTTTCGCGCCGCCGTTTGCGCGAAAACTACCGATCTGAGCCGCGATATTCTGGGAAACGCGCGCGTGAGTATTTTCACTCGCTTTTTCCATGATGGCATTCTGATTGAAGTAGTATCGGGCGTTCTTCGTGAGGAGAAAGATATACTCATGAGATTTCGTGCAGCGGTCCCTGACGCTTTCCGGCATCGTGTTCGGCTTCGACCAGATGATGTCCTGGCGGAGCCACCACCCGGCGGCGCGGAGCGCAAAAGCGACGGCCCAGGGAATGCCGACGAGATCCTTCGGCTTGCAACCGGACCCCTTCTTGACATGGATGGATTTATATCCGTTTGCGTTCCGTGATTGCTTCGGCCATCTGGTTTCGTCGCGGGCACCATTCCCGCCGCCGGCATACGAATCTCCAAGGTTAATCCAACAAGTGCCATCCGTTCTCAAAACCCGCCGAATCTGGTTGAAAATGATTTTCAGTTTAAGAATATAGAGTTCGGGCCGGTGCTCGAGACCGATTTGACCGGGGACGCCATAATCGCGAAGTCCCCAATATGGCGGGCTCGTTATGACACAGTTGATGGATTCTTCCGGAAGTTGACGCAGGACTTTAAGAACATCCCCGAGTATGAGCCGCGCGTCTCCGATTATTTCTTCTTTCATTCTCCCGCTTCCTCTCATCTTTGTATATCAAGAATGATTCCCACATATCGGCTGCCATCGCCCACGTAGAAGCACCCATCGCTCGCTTGCAGAGAGGACAGCGGATGACGGTCAGATCTCCTTTTACGACGGCAGGAATCTCTCTTAATTTTTCTCCGCATATGCAGTTCATGTTCTTCTCCTAATCATCTTTATCGCCAGCCTTAATTCGTATTCTTTTGGTATCTACCAATATTTTTTCTCCGCGATAATAATAGGTCGCCTTCCCGGTCCGACCAACCGAGAACGTGAAACCGTCGAAGAACTCGAAGAGCGTGGGCGGGTCGACGCACCTCCGCTCGCACTCCGGTTTCCCGTCGTCCCGGTAGTCCGTAGCCCGCGGCGCGCCTTGGCTGTAGGGGAGCGCCATGACGTTCGTCACCGGCTTCGGGCGGTGCAGCTCTTCCATGAGGTAGGCGAGGGCCGTGTAGCCGGAGGCCGTCGCCAGAATCACCGCGAAGACTATCAGGCCAGCTATCCAGTGACGCATGATTTCCTCCCCTCACCTCTTAAATGAATCGAAGTACCGCTGCATGATTTTGCGCCGTACTTGTCCTAGTTCACTTTCCCCGTACTGCTTTAAAACCATCTCCTCCGCCTCCTGCGTGAGCGGGAAGGAGCAGTTGGTGCACATCCAGTTCGCCGTCTCGAGCTTCCCGCTCGCCTGGGCGAGATACAATTGCTTCCGGCACCGAGGGCATGAGTAAAAGCAGTAGCACGCCGGTGTGTAGTATTCTCCCGCGCCGAACGGGTTGTCGAACTTGACCTTCACCCACGGTTCCGAACACTTCGGGCACTTCCCGCCGTCTAATTCCATCCCCATGAGATTCGCGACAAGTTTTTCTCCGAGGTTGTAAACGGCTTCGGCCTTGTCTACGTACGCGAGGCACAACTTCTGCCAGGCGTCTTCTTTTTCTTTTTTCGTCTTGACTGGTATCGGCTTGTTGTTCAGAAGCATACCCCGGCCTCTTTCGCTTCCTCGCGCTCGATGCGCTTCAGTTCCTTGCGCTCCCAGTCGGTGAGCCGATTTTCTTGCGGAGCTTTCGATAGTAACAGCTCCACGCGCGCCCAAATCTTCTCACCCGCGAGGATGTGCGGTAGCCTCGGTTGGCTCGATATGCACTCCACCCCCTTCGGCTTCTTGCTTAGTATCTCGATGAACTTTCCCGTCATCCTCGCCAGGAACTTCGGCCAGTCTGATCGATCCTTCACTCGGTCGATCATCTCCCAGATCGACTTGGCCTGTAGTGAGCCGGAGAGCTTTTGTCCGCCAGCCTCAAAGGCTTTCCAGGTCGCGTCGAAAGCCATCTTTTCTTCATCACTTCTTTTTGATTTGGAAGGTTTCGTTTGTTTCAACGCTTGCGGCGGCGTAGCCGGCGCAACCGGCGTAGCCGGTCTTGTCGGTTGTTCGGGGGCTGGTCTATCCAAGAATAGGTCGTTTGAAAAACCGTGTAAAGCCCCTATTTTTACAGGGGTTTTTTTAACCCCCCTTATTTCTACCCCCCTTTTCTCCGGATCATAGTTGAGGCTGTAGCTGTTCCCGCGACCCCGGCCGCCGGCCGTCGCCTTGACGCAGACGAGGCCCTCCTCTTTCAAGACGTTTATAGCGTCATTCACGATCTTCTCTGTATATCCGCTCCGCTCGGCGATCTCCGCCTTCGTCCACTGCTCGCGGACGTCGCGCGCGAAGCCGGTCGTCATGCGCGCCAGGAACAGGAAGACGGCGACGCAGGAACCGGGAAGGACGGGAAGGTACTCGTCGATGAACTCGTTCGGGAGGAGAGTAGAATTCAGTGGTTGCATGAATTACTCCTTTTTATTCGCAAAATCAAACCATTTTTTTACAAGTTCTCTGGCTTCGTTTCCGGGATGATTTGATCTTTTACCTTGGGGAGATATAATCTCAATAATCTTCG